AAACCATTCCCCAAACTGGTGCACATCTCTCCTGACATACGGCGCCCGTGCAATTTAAATGACACGTTCCTAAATTGCACATGATTCTCCCCTAACAGTGTGTCGTGTATGACTCGATATGCTCCACGATAATTCGCCAGCATATAATCATACAATCGCATCTCCAACATATCCATGACCCGGGGTATGAAGTGCGATTCAAAAGAACTAAAGTCGGTACAAACATAAGTAGCACCAGGACGATAGATACGCGACTTAATGAAAGCATTCCGTTCTGCACCAACGGACAAATGCTTTACGAAATGTGGAACACTCTTATCAAAGACCTGTTCCTCTATTCGTTTAAAATATGGACCACTCCAAAGCTTGAAGCCTTTACACCTGGCATTAATGGCCCGGACATGCTTCTTACAGGGATAAGATTCTTCTTTACCATGTCCCCTAATCTTAACATCCCTTCTTGTAGGAAGCCAGCCATTAATTCTTCTCTCATCTTCCCTCCGGAAATCCTCCTTCTGTTTCTCAGAGTAATGTGTCGTTTCAAGCCACGAATCTCTGGAAAAATCTGTTCCAAGAGCCAGTGGTTTGTAGTTCAACCGCAACAGTCGCCAAACAAACGCTCGAAAATCACGTTCATCAGCTCGGGATTCAGGCGGAATTCTAGCTACACGGAACTTGAATCCTTCAATGATCGTGCTCGCATCATAGATGTCAGCACGTGGATTCGCAAATCCAACAACGTGACAGCCCAGGGACACCGCGGCGACGAATCGCCGGACATCAACCACATGTTTGGTAACCATAAGATCACCACAATCCACTGCTCTCTCCAGCACAGGACCTTCTCCTACCCTATACCCAACGAGGAAAGTCCTCGACCTCATTGGGCAAGGTGGCTCAACTAGTTTGGCCACCGAGGCAACTGCGCGGCCTGTAACACCGCACGGGCATAATATTTGGAAGTTTCAACGACGTCACATATTTCCCGGTACTGCTGGTCAAAACGGACGTTGAAATGCGCTGTCATTTTTAGGTAATGAGTAGCTAAGGCGTCGTAGTCATCTGAAAGCTCGTAACCATACCTATTAAGCAAAGCGTAAAAGTAAGCGAGATTTATCAAGGTACGCTGTTTCCGAATTCTAACAGCATCAACGCTAACTTTACGATCTAACACTTTGCCCAAGGTATCGAAACAAGGCACTTCAGCAACGACACGCACAAGCCCCTCATTCTCAGGATGAAAACCAAATCCGATTATCATCCGCAAATTGTACCAGAACACAAGCGCCGCCTCAATGAACCC